AACGATGGCGGCTATGTCCTGTTTGACTATCAGGGCAAGCGATATACATACTACAACTGCTTTGTAGAGAGTATTGCGGAGATTGGAGGATGAAATGAGAGAAATCCTATTTCGCGGTTTCCACCCCTGCGACGGCCCGGAAATTATTGTGGTGGATGGGGAGAAGGTGAAGGGGAGATGGAGCCGTGCGGGAGGTATCAGTGAGTAAGTTTTCTGAGCGCCTAAGACGGCTGCGTGAAGAAAAGCGGCAAAGCCGGGTGGTGGTATCTGAACTGTGCGGGCTAGACCGTGGTGCCGTCAGGTGTTACGAGCGGGGTGAGCGGATTCCAAGCATGGAAGCGCTGATTGCCTTGGCGGACTACTTCGAGGTATCGTTAGACTATCTGACTGGCAGGACAAATTTTCGATAATTGTTGTTTTAACGACAATTTTTCTTTCAGTATGGCTTAAAATGGGAGCGTGGGGGTGTGCATCCTCTGCGCTCCCATAGCTTTCCCCTCCCTTCCTCCTGTCGCCCTGGCCCCGTGGCGGCATCAATAACGGGGCAATTATATGCCGCAGATAGGGCATGACCTTGAAGCGGCAGAGCTGACCGTCATGGGGTCAGGTAAAAAAGCGTGGTCGCTATGACCGGCCACGGACAGGCCCGCGGACAGCCTGAGAAAACCGCAAGATACCGGTGAAGAGCCGGTATATGGCACCGTATCTCAATGGTAGAGAGGGCCATAGATGCCCATAGACGATGCTGGTTCAAGTCCAGCCGGTGCCAATTTATATGCCGCCACCGTCTGCGTGAGGGCGGGGCGGTACCAGAAATCTATGTCGGAGGTTATGCAATATGCGGAACTTTAGCGCATTAAAGGGGGGGCAGTGATCTAGCCCTCTTGGTCACTTCGACGGAGGTGGCCGTATGATCTTTCAACCTCAAATCGTTGGGAAGCCGCTTCCGACGCTGACGAATCCTGGAACTGCCGCAGACCTCCTCAGTGGCAAGCAACTGATTGATGCAAACGGGAATGTGCTGACGGGGACGATGCCGACCCAAGGAGCGCAGACTATTACACCGGGAGCTACGGCAAAGACCATCGCCGCAGGAAGATATTTGACGGGCGCACAGACCATCCAGGGAGACCCGGACTTGGTGCCAGGAAATATCAAGAGCGGGGTTAATATCTTCGGCGTAGAGGGGGCATATAATCTCGAGCCGACCTATGTAAGCATATCAGAAAACGACTGTACCCTAAATAGGAGAAATTCCAATGGAACGTATTATCTTGATGTTGAGGTAACAGTTCCAAGTGATTGTAAAGCGGATAACGTAATTTATTTTTTGATGTATCTTCATCACTTCGATCAAATTGCCTATTTCCCTGAAATTGATGGCAATTTTAAAAGATTTGAAGTGCGGAATAGTTTAAGTGGTACATCATTTTTGACGGTCGGATTCCCGTCTATATATAGTAATAAATTTACTTTTGAGTTCCAAGGAGATTCTAACCCAAACAGTGTGATACCAACATTTGGAGTTTGTGGAATTTATTTAGGGTACCTTGCCTAGTTGCGGAAGAAATCAGATTATATAAATAAATGCGGTGGAACTAGGTTGTACATAAGGGACAATAGCCGTGGTTACATTCAATACCTCGCCCTCAGCTAAAAGGAAGGTGGTGGCATGGCTGCGAGGCTGACGGATAAGCAGAAAAAGAAAATAGTGGCTGATTATCTGGAGCTGGGTAGCTATCGGTCCACCGCAAAGAAAAACAATGTAGCGGACGGGACAGTTAAGCGGATTGTTCTTGAATGTGGCGATTTTGAGCAGAAAATAGCGCAGAAAAAAGAGGAAAACACCGCTGACATTCTTGCATACATGGAAGCACAGAAGAACCGTGTTTGCGAAATCATTGATATTAGTCTGGAGGTTCTACCGGATAAAATCAGGAACGCAAAGACCGCAGCGGACGTGACCACGGCCATGGGAACAGTTATCAGCAAATGGGCAGAAGTCAAGGACAGTGTCGACAGCGACGGCGTGCAGGTGGTAATAGATGTCTGAGGTAAGATTATCGGAAGTTCTTGGCCCTGCGTTCCATATGCTGGCCCGGGATGTGTTTCAACACGGGCACACACACTATGACTTATCTGGCGGAAGAGGGTCTTTGAAATCCTCCTGCGTGTCTCTTCTGGTTCCGCTGATCCTTTTAACCAACAAGAACACCCACGCCCTGGTGCTCCGCAAGGTGGCGAACACCATTCGAGACAGTGTGTATGCTCAGTATATGTGGGCCATCGGTGAGCTTGGAATGTCGGAGTATTGGGATGCAAAGGTACAACCAATGGAACTGATTTATAGACCAACAGGCCAGAAAATAATGTTCCGTGGGGCTGACGATCCCATGAAGATCAAGTCCATCAAGGTGCCGTTCGGATATATTGCCGTAACGCACTTCGAGGAAAAGGACCAGTTCGCCGGGCGGGCGGAGATCAGAACCATCCTTCAATCCACAATGCGTGGCGGCTCTAAGTTCTGGAATTTCGAGAGCTACAACCCGCCGATTAGCCGCGACAACTGGGCGAACAAGGACAGCCTGGAAGAACGAGAGGACAGGCTTTGCCACAAATCCACTTATTTAGAGGCCCCGCCCGAGTGGCTTGGAGAGCAGTTTCTGCGAGAAGCAGAATACCTCAAAGAAACGGACGAGCGGGCATATCAGCATGAATATCTCGGGATTCCGGTAGGAACGGGTGGAAACATCTTTGATAACCTGGAGCTGCGGGAAATTACAGACAAAGAGATTGCTTCCTTCGATAGGATTTATCAAGGTGTTGACTGGGGATGGTATCCCGATCCCTTTGCTTTTATCCGGCTACATTACGACCGGGCGCATGAGACCATTTACTTTATCGACGAGATATACGAAAACAAGCTGACTAACGAGGCCAGCGCAAGCATGATATTGAAGCGCGGGTATAAAGACGCTTATATCACTTGTGACGGTGCAGAGCCAAAATCCACAGCGGATTACCGGGCGATGGGCTTGCCAGCCAAAGAAGCAATCAAGGGGCCCGGCAGTGTGGAATATGGAATGAAGTGGCTCCAGCGCAGAAAGATTGTCATTGATAGGCGGAGAACGCCAAACGCCTATGAGGAATTTGTGAACTACGAGTATGAGCGCAATAAAGATGGTGACATCATCAGTGGATATCCTGACGAGAATAACCATCTGATTGATGCCACACGCTATGCATTAGAGAGAGTATTTAGACGTATGGGGGTGACCGCTTGAAAATCGAACAAGCATTGAACTATCTTGTCTCTTACAATTGTTATGATGATATCGTGCGGTCATTGTTGAAACATATATCTTCGTTTCATGAAAACGAAACCATTCTTTCTCCTAAAGGACTTAAATATGGAGACGAAGGCGAAACTGTTGAGGCTATCCTATGGTTTCTCCTTGTCTGCATGTTCGGAGATTATGGGACATCTCCAAGGTTTGGATGGGTTGAAGAAAAAGAAAAAGCAATAGCTTTTCTAAACAGCCTGCTTCCGGGTGAGGTGTCTGAATGAACGTTATCGAAAAACTGAAACAATTAGGCTATTCCACCGTTGACGAGGATTTTTACCGTAAAGTCAGCGAATGGAAAAGCTGGTATACAGGTGACGTAAAGGGATTTCACCGTTACAAGGTCAGGAACGGCCATGACACGGTTCGCTGCAAGCGGTATTCCCTTGGAATGGGAAAGAAGATCCCGGAAGACTGGGCAAATCTCTTGATGAACGAGAAGGTAAATATCACCCTTGAAGGCCAGAGAGAGCAAGAGTTCGTTGACCGGGTGTTTGAAGAGAACAACTTCCTTGTCAAGTCCAACGAGATGCAGGAAATGGCCTTTGCTCTTGGCACGGTCGCTTTTATCCCACGAGTGGTAGGGATGGAGGCAACAGAAGCAGGGCCAATCCCAGGAAGCGCCAGCGGAATCGTGCTGGACTATGTGACCGTTGAGAACATCTGGCCTATTGCATGGCAGAACGGCATTATTACTGAGTGCGCCTTTTCTAGTGTGGTGACAGTCAACGGCGAGGACTACTGTTATCTCCAAATCCATCACAAGGTCAACGGCCTGTACGACATAGAGAACAGGATTTACTATTTCAGAAACAATAATCTGGATGCAGAGCTGCCGTTGACTGATGTGCAAGGATTTGAGAGAGTCCCGCCCGTTGTCCACACTGGTTCTGACCGACGGCAGTTTGTGATTGACCGTCCCAATATCGCAAACAACTTTGATTACTCCATCCCGCTTGGAATCTCTGTTTTTGCAAACGCTATCGACGTGATGAAAGGCGTGGACATTGCTTTTGACAGTTATGTGAACGAGTTTGTCTTGGGCAAGAAGCGGATCATGGTCAAGCCTGCTGCGACGGAATACCTAGATGGAGAACCTATCTTCGACAGTGACGACCTTGTGTTCTATGTTCTGCCGGAGGACGTGCAGGATGGGGCTGTAATCACCCCTATTGACATGGGACTTCGGACGGCTGAACATAACACAGGAATTCAGGATCAGTTGAACCTATTGTCCAGCAAGTGCGGATTTGGTGAGAACCATTACAGGTTTGATAACGGAAGCCTAGCGACTGCGACGCAGGTCATCAGCGAAAACTCCACCATGTTCCGCACCATCAAGAAGCATGAAATCATTCTGGAGCAGGTTTTGATTGAGCTGTGCCGGATCATTCTCCGGCTTGGGAACACAGCCATGAACGCCGGGTTGAATGAAGAGGTCGAAATTACTGTTGATTTTGACGACTCAATCATTGAGGACAAGGCCGCCGATTTCTCCAGAGATATGCAGCTCCTGAACGCTGGAATTATGAACGACTGGGAGTTCCGCATGAAATGGATGAATGAGGATGAGGCCACAGCAAAGGCGGCACTCCCCAAAATGGAGGACATGACGACCGAACAGCAACAGGAGGTTGAATAATGAAAGCAAGTGCAAGTATAAGCACTGGAGACTGGTATAAATCGGTTGATGTAGAACTTGATTCCACATCTGAAAGCGATGTCAAGTTTGCAAAAACAGTGCTTTCGACTATCGCTGAAATCAAAGAAGCTCCTAAAAAAATTACATTGGATGTTGATGGATGGGCGATTAAGAAAGCCGTCGAGGAGGCGTTTGGTTCCGCTTTTTCGGATGATAAAAGGTGAAATATCCATTTGCCCCGGAGGCCCTTGACGCCCTACCGGAAGAACTTGCAGAACTCTATCGGAGCTTGGAATCTCAACTGCTGGATGAAATTTGCTCCCGCCTCAACCTTGCGGATCAGCTTAATGAAGTCACAGTTCAGGCTATGAGGACGCTACGCGCACATGGTATCAGCCAGCAGGAAATTGAGCGGGCAATCAGGCGCACTACAAACATCAGCGAAAAGAAGTTGACCGAACTGCTGGACGATGTGGTGGAGCGGAACCAGCAATATTACTCCGAGTTGATAGATATAACTGGTGTGACCGCGCCGCAGACGCTATTAAGCATTGAAGACACTTACGCTATATACGAGCAGACACGGAAGGCGTTCCGCAATATCGCGCAGTCTATGGCGTTTCTGGTGGATAACGGGCGCACTCTCCTAGCCCCTGCACGGGCCTATCAATGGGCCTTGGACAATGCTGTATTGCAAGTACAGAGCGGCGCTATCAGCTACAATCAGGCAATCCGGTACGCGGTGAAGCAGTTGGCAGACAGCGGGATTCGGGTTACAGATTATGAGAGCGGGCACCGAGACCAGATAGACGTGGCAGTGCGACGCGCTGTTATGTCCGGCGTATCGCAGTTGTGTGACAAGTATTCCGACCAGTCAGCAGAATATCTTGACACAAGATACTTTGAAATATCTGCCCATATTGGCGCACGAGATAAACCAGGGCCTAATCCTTGGAGCGCGCACATCCTGTGGCAAGGAAAAGTTTTTTACCTAAGCGATCACGGAGAACGAGACCCGCTCGGTAAATATCCAGACTTAGTAGAAAACACTGGATATGGATATGTGGATGGTCTTTCTGGGGCAAACTGCCGTCACAAAAAATACCCTTGGATAGAGGGCGTGTCCGAGCGCACATACACCGACGAACAGCTTGCCCACATCGATGACGGACACGACGTTGACTTCGAGGGCAAGCACTATACCGCTTATGAGGCAACACAAAAGCAACGCCAGATAGAGCGCACTATACGAAAGCTGAAACGTGAACAGACCGCATACAAGGCCGCTGGGCTGACAGAGGAAGAACAGGCCGTGACGGCCCGAATACGACGGTTAAATGCGGAGTACAAGGTATTCAGCGAGACAGCTGGGTTGCCGATGCAAAGGGAGAGGATGAGGGTGGAGTATTGATAGATGAAAAAGCATGGGCCATTATCAAGGCCATCATCTCGAAAGGAAACGACGCTGTTGTCCGAAAAAAGGGCGATGGGTATATTGTTCTGGAGGACAAGCGGGAAATCAAGTTTCAAGCAAAAGAAACCCGCCCCGGTTAGGGGGCGGAATAAATAAATTTCAATTACACCATGCATTCCATTCACTTATTGATCTTTCGACTTTCGCATCCTCAGATTTATAATGCGCGACGGCGTCAGAAAGAAGCCAGTCCTTTTTGAGATACCCTTCAGAGCCATTTATCAGATAATATTCTCCATCGTCCCAAATATAAAAAATTTCTTTATTGTCGCAAAATTCAAGACCTACTTCTTTCATTTTCTTTCCCTCCCGGCCTGTGGCCTGTCTTGTTTGTTCCTTGTGAGTATATGATACTATAAGTCTACTTATATTTCAAGCGTTAAATTAGACAAATATAAGTTGACTGATTTGTTCATTGCGTATAAGTTGACTTATAAAAGAAAACGTGATACCATATCCACAAGGGAGGTATCACAAATGGGAAGCGAAGCACAGACGAAAGCAAGCGTGAAGTACAACAAGAAAAAGGACAGTATAACGATTCGGCCAGATAAAGAGACTGGCGCAAAGATACGAAGTGCGGCAGAACAGCGCGGAATTAGCGTGACGGAACTGATAATGACGGCGCTGAAACCGTATATTGAAGAAAAATAAACACTAAACCCCGCTCTAATTGGTGAGCGGGAAGGACCGTTGGGGTCAACTTGTAAGGATTTCTTACAGGTTGGCCCCTTTTTTATTTGTAATCCATGGCCGACGGGCCTAAAACGGCACCCGACGGGGTGACTAATAAACGGGGGTTTTGAAATGTCTGAACCTATTACGAATCCTGCGGCGCAGGAGCCGACACCGGGAGCAGGTGGCGAGGTTACCTTTACTCAGGCCGAGGTTGATGCCCTTATTGCAAAAGAAAAAGCGAGGGCAGTAGCCAAGGCGACAAAGGGAATGCCCAGCGAGGACGAATTGTCCGCATACCGTACCTGGAAGGAGAGCCAGCAGACCGAACAGGAGCGCTGGAACAATCTGACCCGGGAGCGGGACGAGAGCAGGACTGCCCTCTCCGCCGCAAAGGCGGAGCTGGAGCAGCTGAAGCGTGAGAAGTATGTCCTGTCAAAGGGCCTGACCGGCGACGAAGCGGAGTTTATCACCTTCAAAGCCGGGAAGATGGTGGACGATAAGACCACCTTTGAGCAGGCTGTGGACGCGCTGACCGCTGACCGCAAGAAAACCACCTTTGACTGGACTGCCCCTGTTGGCGGTGGGCAGAAGAAGGGTGGAGAAAACGACGTAATGAACGCCCTGATCCGGGGCGCACTCAAGTAAGAAAGGAGCCTATCAATGGCCGATATTATTGACAGAAGCAAACTTTCCGGGCTTATTCCTGAGCCCGTGACCCGTGAGATCATTCAGGGAGCCGTAACGGAGTCCGCCGTGTTGCGGATGGCCCGTCGGCTGCCCAATATGACCAGCAAGACCCAGACCCTCAATGTGCTGGACGCCCTGCCCACCGCCTACTTTGTGAACGGCGAGGCGACTACTGGAGCGGCTGACTCCAAGGCATCCCTCAAGAAGACCACCAACATGGCATGGGACAAGAAGAAAATCTACGCTGAGGAGATCGCCGTCATTGTTCCCATCCCCGAGGCGGTGCTGGATGACAGCGATTACGACATCTGGGGAGAAGTGCGGCCCCGGCTTCAGGAGGCATTCGGCAAGGTCATCGACGCCGCCATCCTGTACGGCACGGACAAGCCCACTTCCTGGCGCGAAGGGCTTGTCCCGTCCGCAGAGACGGCTCAGGCGGTGGTAACCGCCACCAGCGACATCTTTAAGGACATCATGGGCGAGGGCGGTGTTATCGCCAAAGTGGAGGAGAGCGGCTACATCCCCAATGGCGTGATGGCCGCAATTCAGATGCGGGCCAAGCTGCGCGGCCTGGTGGACAAAAACGGTCAGCCCATCTTCAAGACCGACATGCAGGGGGACACCCGCTATGCACTGGACGGTATGAGCATGTACTTCCCCGTGAACGGCGCTTATGACCCCGAAGAGTCCCTTGCGATTGTCGGTGACTGGAGCCAGTTGGTCTATGCCATTCGTCAGGATATGACCTTCAAGATCTTTGACAGCGGAGTTGTGCAGGACCCGACCAGCGGAGCCATCCTGTACAACCTGATGCAGAACGACATGGTTGCCCTCCGCGCCGTCATGCGGCTGGGCTGGGAGATCCCTAACCCCATCAATGCCTACAATGTTGGGAATGCTAATGCTTTCCCTTTTGCTGTCTACGCACCGGCGGGGGAATAACGCCCCCGGTCGAAGAAACGGGCCTCGTCGGCTCGGGGGTAGTAGGTAAAGCCAAGGTTGGCAGAAAGGAGGCACATAAATGGCGTATACACCAACTACATGGACAGACGGTGATCTGATTACCGCTGAAAAGCTGAACAAGCTTGAGGCTGGTGTGCAGAACGAGCAAGTTGGACCACAGGGGCCTAAAGGAGATACCGGGGCGCAAGGTCCGAAAGGTGATAAAGGAGATACTGGGGAAACCGGAGCCCAGGGGCCTGCCGGGGCTGACGGGAGAGACGGTGCGCAAGGCCCCGCCGGAGCGGATGGAAAGTCCGTTAAGGCCATTGCGCTGACCACGACGGCGGGGGTAGTCACAGGCGGGACCTGCACGCTCAGTGACGACTCCACAATCGCCATTACAGTTACCGCAACTGACGCATAGGAGGTCCTTTGATGGCTTACGCAGATTATGAGTATTACACAACTACATACCTGGGGACAGCCATTAAGAAGGACGACTTTCCGCGCCTGGCCCTGCGAGCAAGTTCCTTCCTGGACTACTACACGCAGGGTCGGGCGGCCCAAAACTCCGATTTGGACGCGCTGAAAATGGCTTGCTGCGCTGTTGCTGAACAGTACCAGTCTATCGATACAGCTCAAGCCCTGGCGCAAAAGTCCCTGTCTGCGTCTTTGGAGTCCGATGGAGAGCTGCAAAGCCAGACCGTGGGGAGTTGGTCTAAGACCTACCGGAGCGGCGGAGACAGCGCACAGCAGGCCTTGTCCTCCGTGCAGACAGCTCAAGCCGCACTTGGGGCACTTGCCCAGCAGTATTTGGCCGGTACGGGGCTCCTTTATCGCGGAAGGGGGTGCAGCTGTGTTCCCCCATGTTGTGACGCTTTATAACGTGGTTACGGAAGAAGACCCGTCTACTTTCGAAGAGACGACCGTCAACAACATAACGATTCTGCGTGGTGTATTGCTGGATGCTGTCAAAGCCAAAAACGTCAACGAAAGCGGCTTGGTTGGGGCGGATGCGGTCAACCTCTATATCCCGATTGATGTTGAAGCGGTGGACGGAGTTACCGGAGAGCCAAAGCAGTACAAAGGCCCTATTGAGTTCTGGAGGGCAGAAGACAAAACCGGATTGTGGACGCTTTCTACAGGAGAAAACACCTTCTTTGTGAAAGGTGAGGCGGTACATCCTGATTGGTCCGCGCAGAAAATCGACGCTGCTTACGATGATGTCTACAACGTGAACACGGTGGACTTCAAGGATTTCGGCGGAGAAATGAGTCACTGGGAAGTCGGGGGGAACTGAGATGTTAAAGTTTTCTGTCCACACCAGCGGCCTTAGCGTTATCCCGGAAAGGCTGAAAGCTGCGTCAGAAAAGGCAGAGCACATAGTTGCTATCCAGGTGCAAAAGGACACATCGCCGTATGTTCCAGCCTTGACCGGCTCGCTTGACCAGAGAACAAGGGTGGACGGTTCCGAGGTTATTTATCCAGGTCCATATGCCCGCTACCTCTATCACGGAAAAGTTATGGTTGACCCGGAAACCGGAAGCGCATACGCCTCAAAAGGTGGGACAAAGGTTGTTACTGACAAAAACTTGGTGTTCAACAAAGCGATGCATAGCCAGGCGCAAGCATACTGGTTCGAGGCCAGTAAGGCAGAAAACATGGATAAGTGGCTAAGAGTGGCAGATAAGGCGGTGAAACGTGATATCTAGGGAAGAAAAACCGAAAATTTTAGCTTCCTCGGAAGAAGTTGACCGCATTTCCCGCTCTATGCTGATTTGGGCCAACACCTTTCCGGACAAGCCGGTTACTGTCATCAAGTACGAGTTTTTGGACATTGATGAAGCCTCCGGAGATGATACCGCTATGGCCTTGTCCACCATCCAGGGGACGTACATTACACAGCAATACATTATCGGCGGATATCAGGCTGAATACCAATTCAAGCTGATTTATCGAATTAAGCCGGGAAACAGCAACGACAAGAGGCTCCAGGCGGACGAGATGCTGAACCACTTTGGGGATTGGTCCAGAACACAAAAACCAGATTTAGGAAAAGGCATCAACGCACTGAGGGTCGAACCCACAACACAGTCTTCCAAGTTCGCCCAGCACGAGGACGGCTACGAGGACTATCAAATCTTGATGCGCTTGACTTATGAAGTCGGCGTTTGAAAGGAGAGAACAAAATGCCTGAAACTGATCTGACTTTTACCACACCAGCTGGCCAAACGATTGCCCGTCAACTCATGATCGTATACCTGAACACCGGGGAAACGTCTACCCCCAAGTGGTCTCCAATCGGTAAGCGTGTGGAAAGTTCTGACGAGGAAATGGACTGGTCCCAGGAGTCTACACAAGACGTTCTTGGGAATACATGGACCACCATGAAGAAGCCTGTGATTACGCAGTCTTATGACCCCATTCCATTGGATGCTGGGGATGCAGCTGCGGTCAAACTGTGGAATCTTGGCGTAAAGGACCAGAATGCCCAGGCCCTCGCCAACCAGGATATGCTTATTGCCCACTACTACACGACCGGCAGTTGGGCGGAGCGATACAGTGGGTGCGCCGTCGCTGTAACGAGAATCGGCGGCGAGGGCGGCGGAAACCTTGAGATCGCAACAGAGATCACCTATGGCGGCGAGCGGACACTTGGCACTGTTAGCAACGCTGGGGGGACCGTAACCTTTACTGCCGATGATGAGGAGTAAGCATGAAAGACCTTAATTTTGATTCTGGTGTTGTCACCTACTCCCTTAACGGAAAGTGCGAGGTGTCGTTTAATCCCACAGACAGCAACTTTGTTGAGCGCATCTACACGGCGTTCAACGACCTGGACAAGAAGCAGGACGAGTATAAGAGCCGCATTGAAAAGATGGCGGATAAAAATGAGATTTTTGAGTTTGCCCGTGAGCGTGACGCAGAGATGCGGACCATCATTGACGGCGTATTCGATACTCCTGTCTGTGACGCTGTGTTTGGCGGCATGAATATTTATGCCATGGCAAGCGGCCTCCCTGCTTGGGTCAATCTCATGCTGGCTGTAATGGACGAGTGCGACACCACGTTTGCCAGAGAGCAAAAGGCCACCAATCCCAGGATTGCTAAATACACAGCCAAGTGGAGTAAGTACAAGAAATGATTTATGAACTGCCCACCAGTGTGGAAGTCAATGGAACTGAATACAAGATACGGTCCGACTACCGGCCAATCCTTGACATTTTGTTAGCGCTGGAGGACCCGGAGTTAAACGACCAGGACAAGGCTCTTGTGGTTTTGTCTGTGTTCTATCCCGATTTTGAGGACATGCCTCCGGTTGACTACGAAGAAGCCGTAAAGAAATGCTTCTGGTTTATTAACTGCGGCAGTGAAGGGCAGAACAAGAAAGCTCCAAAGTTGATGGATTGGGAGAAGGATTTCCAGCAAATCGTCGCCCCAATCAACAGAGTGGCCGGGAAAGAGATCCGCTCCATTGAGTATCTGCACTGGTGGACATTCATTTCATACTACTACGAAATCGGCGATTGCCTGTTTGCGCAAATTGTCCGCATCCGCGAAAAAAAGGCAAAAGGGAAACCGTTGAGTAAGGCGGACCGTGAATTTTATCGGCACAACCAAGATCTGGTAGACATTAAGACCAAGTATACAGAGGCTGAAAATGAGCTTGTGAGGATGCTGACGGGAGGAGGGACTGCAAGTGGCCGCTGATGGCTCCATTGTTATTGAAACTGAAATTGACGATAAGGCGGCACAGCAAGAACTTAACCGCCTCAATCGGAAAATACAGAACCTTAACGACCAAATCTACACAAAACGCCAACAACAGATGCCGCTTGTGGAGCAATCTAAGCAATTAGGTGCGGAACTAGATGCAGCAAAGGCAAAGTTGGAAAGCATGAAGGGCGGAGAAGAGTTTAGCACGGCAGCCGCCATAAATGCGCAGACGCAGAGAGTAAAAGAACTGCAAAAAGAATGGGATGCGGTTCAAAGGCAAGTGGAAGGCTACGACAACCAAATAAAGAAAGCGAACATTTCCCTCAATTTGGCAAAAGAACAGGCTGGTGCGGTACAACAGAAGCTTGCCGCTGCGGGGCCTAGTAGTGAGGCAATGGCAAATGCCATGAATCGTGTCGGAAAAAGCGTACAGCGATTCTCAATGAGACTGCGGGAAGTAATTCGAAGTGCGTTAGTTTTTACTCTGATCTCCCAAGCGCTTGCTTCCCTTAGAACATGGCTTGGGCGTGTCATAAAAACAAACGATGAAGCCTCTGCCGCAATTGCACGGCTCCGTGGCGCTTTATTGACGTTATCGCAACCATTGTTAGAAGTCATTATACCGGCGTTTACAGCGCTGGTCAATGTTCTAGCAAGAATCATATCGGTTATTGCACAAATCGTATCTATGCTTTTCGGCACAACGGCGGAGCAATCAAAAGAGGCCGCAGAAGGATTATACGAAGAAACTGAGGCACTGGAAGGTGTGGGGGCCGCAGCGGATGAAGCTGCTGGATCTTTGGCTGGGTTTGACGAAATCAACACTATCAACACAGAAAACGCTTCTGCCGCTGGCGGCGGTGGTGCGGTGTCAACCATCGAGCCTGATTTCAGTTTTGACACCACAATGGGCGAGGACCAGCTAAAAAGAATCCTTGGCCTGATTGAAGCGATTGGAGCGGCGTTAGCGGCGTGGAGAATCAGTAGTGCATTGGGGCTTGGCCTAAAAGGGTTTCTTGGGCTACTGCTTGCCATTTATTCCGCCATCCAATTTGTCAAAAACCTATTTGACGCTTGGACTAATGGAGTGACCTGGGACAACTTGCTAGGGATGCTGGCAAGTGCGGCTGCGTTGGCGGCTGGATTGGGGCTTGCGCTTGGCCCTGTAGCGGCTGGCATATCTCTGGTGGTTACGGGACTGGCTATGTTGGCAACAGGATTTCACGATGCGTTTGCAAATGGATGGACCCTTGAAAATTTACTGCTTACAATATCCGGTATTTTTGCAACGGGACTTGGAATTTCCCTTATTACAGGTTCGTTTATCCCGGCGCTAATTGGCGCAATCGCTGGTCTACTGATAGCAATCACGGTCGCATACGGAGAAGGAGAAAACCTTCTGAATGGCGTTAGAACCATGCTGGAAGGATTTGTTGACTTCTTTGTTGGCGTTTTTACTGGCGACATAGAAAAAGCGTCACAAGGAATTTCCAAAATTTTCGATGGTCTAAAAACGGCGCTAACAGCGATTGTTGATGGAATCAAAAACATGTTCAACAGCTTTCTTGACTGGCTGGATGAAAAAACACATGGAAAACTGACCGGCTTAATCAACTGGATCAGAGACTTTATAAACGGACACATCGAAGTCTTAAAGCAGACTCTCTCCGGGCTTATTGATGGTATTGAGCAAATTTTCCAGGGATTGCTTGATTTCTTCACAGGCGTATTTACCGGAGACTGGGACCTTGCATGGCAAGGAGTTCTAGATATTTTCAAAGGTGTGTGGAATGGAATTATTTCCCTGCTGGAAGGTGCAATTAACTTCATTATCAATGGAATTAACAGCCTAATTAGTGGATTTAATAGCATTTTGTCTATCAGTGATACCGTTGCGGAGGCACTGTTTGGTACAACGATTCGGATACCGTCGATTTCTAAAGTATCGCTCCCCCGCCTCGCCACCGGTTCTGTCATCCCTCCCAACCGTGAGTTTCTGGCCGTCCTGGGCGATAACAAGCAGGAGACAGAGGTGGTATCCCCTCTGTCCACCATTGAACAAGCTCTCGAAAATGTTATGAGCCGAATGGGAAGCGCAAGCCACCAGCAAATCAACCTAGTTGTTGATGGTAAGGTTCTTGCAAAAGTCATTGTCCCAAAGATTAACGACATGACCCGTCAGGCCGGGCGGTCCGTTCTGCTGATTTGAGGTGGCCTATGGAAATTTTGGTAATCAACGGGCACGACTACACATCGTTTGTCGAATCGAAGGGCTATGGGTGGTCCCGTGAGGACCTTGACAGTGAGAAAACCACCAGAACCAAGGACGGAAAGCTCCGCCGGGACAAAATCGGAACTAAGCGAAAACTGAGTTACAGCATGTTCCACATGACGCAAGCCGAACTGGCGCAATTAGACGATGACCTCAGTCAACCGACGTTTTCCGCTACATATCGAGACCTTCATGGGAACATGACCAAGACGTTTTACTGTTCGTCATTTTCGGCAACGCTTGACATGGTTTTTGGAGAAGATGAGGCATGGTCCGGGGCTACATTCAACATGATCGAGGTGTGACATGGCCCAGACTACAAGCGCACTGTGGAAAACGCTGTTTCGGATGCCAAACACTGTCAGAGAATATCAGTTTGACATCAACGGAACGATATATGGCCCGGAAGCGGAGGTTGAGCACAATGTGACCAGCGAGTCGCACACAGAGTACCATCCAACCGGCAACGCCTCATGCGCATCCCTGACAATCAGCCTCTACGCTGACAGCATCCCAAGAAGTGCCACCATCAAGCGGTACATTCGGCTTAGAAACGGCGAACAGGTCTCCGAGTGGCTTCCATACGGTGTGTTCTTTACTAACCGACGGGCAGAGGAGGACGGCTACTGGACCGTCGAGGCTTTTGACGGTATGCGGAAGGGCGACGTGGTGTGGGTACCGGACCAATCCCTAGAATTTCCCATGACCATGCCTGATGCTGTGGACGTGTTTTGCGAGATCATGGGTGTGGAGCTGGATTCCAGGACAGTTCTCAATCCAAACTACACCATCGACTACCCGGCGAACGACTACACCATTAGGAATGAGCTGTGCTACATAGCGGCGGCTCACGGCGGAAACTGGATTATGACCGGGCCTGGGAAGCTCCTCTTAGTCCCGTTTGGTGGCCTGCCTGACGAAACCCATTATTTGGTCGAAGAATACGGCGACGCAATCACATTTGGAGGTGATCGTATCCTTGTCTGATAAATTGTTTGTTGGCCTTGGGGTCACATCGGTTGAGGACAACGGTACATTGCCTCCAATTTCTCGTGTCACGCTGATGGTGGATGACAACAACGCCATCACCGCTGGAGATGATACTGGCCGGGAAATTATAGCAGATTGCCCATTTGCAACGCAAGAGATGGTCAATGCGATACTTTCCCGACTAAAGGGCTACCAGTATCACGCATACACCGCCAGCGACGCAGGGATAGACCCGGCGATGGAGTTGGGAGACGCAGTAACCGTTGGTGGGATTTATTCTGTTGTCAGCAGAATCGAGGATGACGGCACGGGGTATCCAAGTATTGCCGCTCCAGGGGAAGCGGAGCTGGAGGACGAATATCCATCTGTAGGCCCTGTTACCCAGACGTTTAACCGACAGATATCAGAGACCCGCTCCCTAATCTCAAAGACCTCCGAAGAAATCCTCCTGAAAGTGGAGAATGAGCTAGAGGGGCTGTCCAGCAGCTTTAGTGTGCAGCTGCAGCAGATTCAGTCTCAAGTG